GTCATCGTAGAAGTAAAAGGAGGTGCTTGTACAGGTGTACATAATCTTGTCGATGGATATTTTCTATTTGATTGGGATAGCATTGAAGAAGAAGGCAATACAGAATTCCAGGAAAAATTATTTAAAGAAATGACGGAGATATTAGATGAAAAAGTATAACGTAATAAGTTGCTTTGATGGCTCTAGTTGTGGTCAATTGGCAATGGGCAGGGCAGGATTGTCAATTAACAATTACTACGCTTGTGAGATTGACAAGTATGCCATGCAAGTAACTAGAGAAAATTTTCCTAATACAATTGAATTAGGAGATGTAACAAGAGTTACTAGCGAAATGTTTAGGGAAGAATACTTAAAAGAAAACCCTATTGATTTGCTTATGGGTGGGAGTCCATGTCAGGGATTCTCATTTGCAGGAAAGAATCTAAACTTCGATGATCCGAGATCCAAATTGTTTTTTGAATTTGTAAGGATCAAGGAAGAATTCAAACCAAAGTATTTCTTACTTGAGAATGTTAAGATGAAGAAAGAATCTCAAGACATTATCAGTAAGTATATGGGTGTCGAGCCTGTAGAGATAAACAGTAGCTTATTATCAGCACAAAATCGCAAGAGATTATATTGGACAAACATACCCTTTGATAGAGATATCAAAGACAAGGGTATTATTTTAAAAGATATAATAGAAAAAGATTCCAGGTTATTTAAAGGTGGAATTTTAAAACAATATTTTAAACAAACAGAAAACAAATCTGGATGTAATCAAGTGGGTGTAGCTGACATCAACGGTCATGATATACTTAAAAGAGTTTATTCAGTAGATGCTAAATCTCCGACAGTAAATGCCTGTACAGGTGGTAATAGAGAACCCAAGATCATATGTGCAGGTAGTATTATAAACAGGAAGATCAATCCCAATACAGGCAAGAGAGATGACTACAATCCAAACATCAAAGCAAAGGCAAGAATAGAAGTCAGAGCAGACGATAAGACAGGTTGTCTTACAACGGTTCAGAAAGACAATGTTCTTGTTAATGAAGAGCAAAAGTATTGGAGAAAACTTACACCTCTTGAGTGTGAGAGATTACAAACTTTACCTGATAATTACACAGACTCTGTATCGAATACACAGAGATATAAAATGATTGGAAATGGTTGGACTGTGGATGTCATTGCTCATATATTAAAAGGAATGAAAAGAAAGGATACGCAGGACAATGGACAATGAACAAAAGGAAACTCACTTGGAACATGATCCTCTTATTAGAGAAGAAATTTCATGGCAAACGGCAGTCACCAAAGTTGAGTCAGTTATAAATGATATCTGTTTGGAGTATGATAAGGACGGACATTCTTATTACTCTGAAGCATTAAGGAAACATTGGAGAAGAATACTAAAGGGTTAACTATGATTAGAATAAAAAGAACAAGAGAACAAATAGAAGCAAGTGTAAAAGATAGGTCTTGTTGCTATCTATGTGGTAACAAACTTAGAACGGTTAGTGTACTAAGAACTTCCGATAAGGCTTGCTCTTCATGTAGGGCTGACGGAAAGTCTGAGAAAGCAGGTATATCAAGAGATCACAAAGAACTAAAGAATAAAAATATAGAACCTTCTGAAGACGAGATGTCATTTGAGGATGATCCGAGAGCTTCTAAGGAGCAAGACGATCAACGATATATTTCTAAACCAACAGAACATATATCTCGTAGCACATCTGCTTTAGTCGATCTTATGTCTCCAAGTACTTACTATTCTAAACTTTATGGGTCGGCAAAAGAAGGCACTAGATATTCATATAGAAAAGGGAAAATAAAATGAAATCAAGCACAATAAAACAAGTAAAAAAAGCATTTAGTAAAACTAAAGAATTCCATGCCATGCATCCGTCTATGTATGTAAATACAGATGCTTATTATATTGAAACGTATATTAATCTTAAAAGAGTTATTAAACTAAATGCTCTTGATGAGGAAAGAGCAGGTGAAAGAGCCTTGGCTAAAGAAGAAGATTCAAATAGGTGGAGTAATGCAGGTTATGAGTGGGTTGATTGTGATTTTAATATTGTAGAAGAAAAAGATTATATAAATCACAGAAGAAGAACAGACGAACGTAATACTAACTGTAAAAAGAAAAACTTATGAAAGTTATAGACAAAATAATAAAGCACTACGAGCAAGAAGCGATTGATTTTGCATTAGGAGGTTCTGATGAAGAAGCAGAAAAAGCAAAAAGAATAGCTTCCAAATATACCGAAATGAAATACAATGGGCATACACACTCATTAAGAATGGAGATAAAAGACAAATGGGAAACGAAATAGATTACGAATGGCAGAAAGAAACAGATGAAGTTGTTGAAAGATGTCCTAGATGCCAAGCCGTATTAGCAACTGTAAATATACATGGACATGAGCAATGTGCGATATGTCACAGTATTATAGACGATTGTTGCCAAGGAGCACAATTAAAATGAGTGACAATATCATAAAATTCCCATATAAAATGAGGAGAACAGTTAAACCCGTACCCCTAGTATGTGAAATGGCTGCCGAACAATTTGACCAAATCGTGATCCTTGGTTCTAGTGATAAAGACGGCATGGTTCAGATGATCACAACCATGAAAGACCCAGCAGATGTGCTTTGGCATATCGAGTCTGCAAAGTTTGCAATAATGCATGGTTTAGAAGAGGAGGAGAATGATGAGTAATAAGAATGGAAAAGAAAAAATATCAACTCTTGGTGGAGATAACATCATCAAGTTTCCCAAACCACCCCCACCTAGCGATAGCCGTGGCGAAGAAGATGTGGAAATTGGGTCACGATTCACAATCCATTTCGAGCCAGATTGGGACACCGATAAAGAAGATCCTACAGATAGCTCGGCTTGAAGAATGGAAGAGAGAGAAACGAAATTCTCTTGATGGTTGTGGTAATTATTGGGGACCTTTCTTGACAACAGAAGAGTCCCTAGAATTACCGGAATCTGACTTTAGTGGAACAGATGATCCTAGAGCCGTTCAACCGGAACCAAGATATAAAAGAGAATACAAGGAATACCAATCAGCAAGTTCATCATTAGCTTGGATAGATGAGGTATATAGATGAGGGGAAAAGAATGGCATTTAATTTTAAGACAAAGCCATATGAACATCAACGTGAAGCACTACTGCGTAGTTTTAATAGAGACAATTATGCATACTTTATGGAGATGGGTTGTGGTAAATCTAAAGTATTAATAGATAATATTACATGGCTATACGAGAATAAAAAAATAGATACGGCAATCATAGTTGCACCAAAAGGTGTTTATATGAATTGGAAAAACTCAGAACTACCTATCCATTTTCCAGATAATGTAGAGAAGAACATATACATATGGAAGTCTGGTGCTAACAAGTCTGAGAAGAAAGTATTAGAAGAAGCAGTAAATACCAGGGACAAGTTAAGAATTATATTAGTGAATGTAGAATCCTTTGCTTCACCAAAAGTTGTTAAGTATTTAAATTCATTTGTGCATAGAAGTAATTATTTATTTGCTATTGATGAATCAACTACCATAAAGAATATAAAAGCAAAGCGAACAAAGGCTGTATTAAAGTTTGGAGATACGGCTAAGTTTAAAAGAATACTTACCGGATCTCCGGTTACACAATCTCCCATGGATTTGTATGCTCAATGTTATTTCTTAGATAAAGATCTTTTAGGGTTTGATAGTTTTTGGTCTTTCCAAGGTCGATATGCCATAATCAAACAACAAACAATGGGTAATCATTCTTTTCAAAAGATAGTTGGTTTTAGAAACTTAGAAGAATTAACAGACAAACTACATAGATTTTCATATAGAGTTACTAAGGATCAAGCTTTGGATTTACCTGATAAAATATACACAACAAGAGATGTACCTTTAACTCCAGACCAAGTAAAACATTATAGCAGTATGAAAGATAATGCCGTGGCATTACTAGAGGGAGGGGACATAGTATCAGCTCCCGAAGTTATGACTAGGTTACTAAGGCTACAACAACTATTGTGTGGCTATCTCGTTACGGATGATGGGGAAACTATTGAAATAGAAAATCATAGAATTGATACCATGTTGGACACCATAAATGAAATGGATGGTAAAGTTATTATTTGGTCTAGGTTCCGACATGATATAAAAAAGATTAAGAGTGCCTTAGATAAAAACCATGGTGCGGGAGCCACTGTCACTTATTTTGGGGACACTTCTCAAGAAGATAGAGACAAGGCTATTGATAGATTTCAGAATGATCAAGTGACTAGGTTCTTTGTAGGCAATGCACAGACTGCGGGAAGAGGATTAACTTTGACGGCAGCTACGAATGTCATTTATTATTCTAATGATTTTAACTTAGAGACTCGCATACAATCAGAAGATAGGTGCCATAGAATAGGACAAAAGAATAATGTTCTTTATGTTGATCTAGTGGTTCCCGATAGTATTGATGTGCATATAGTTAAAGTATTACAATCCAAGATAACATTAGCAGGGAGGACATTAGGAGAAGAAGTTAAACAATGGTTACAAGTATCACCTAAGAGGAGTGACTAATGGCAGACGGAATGAAAATCATAGGACATGCAGCAGAAGCTTTTGTTGTTTATTCGTTGGCAAAATTAGGGGTGGAAGCTTTTATGGTCAAACAAGATGGGATAGATGTAGTGGCTTTAAAAGGTCCGAATCTTTTAGTGGCACAACGAATAGAAGTTAAAGGGGCATCACACACTCACAATAATTTATACAGTTTTACTTGTGCAAAAGGAAAACCTAAAAGACCTTACACAAAAGAAGATTGCGATATAATCGCAATGGTAGGTTTGCTAGATAATACTATTTCTTTTAGAGCAGTAGAAGAACTACATCAAATAACTAAGAAGATACATAGAAGGGATTTTGACTCAAATGACTTAACAGAACGAACATGGAATAAAGCACTAGCACTATCATTACAATCAACTAAAGAACTTTTGAAAGGAATATAATATGGATCCGGATAGATGGAAATCAGTAGCAGTGCCTATATCAGTATGGGAAATGCTAAAGAAACTCTCAGACCAAGAAGATAGGTCTATCGGAGGTACTATAGCCTGGTTAACAAAAAAAGAATTTAATTATGTTGACAAGACTGCTAATAGTAACTAAAACAAAACTTCAATACCGAAGGGTATAAACTTTAACGAAGAAGGAGATAACGATGAGTGATGTATTTTCACTGTTTGAAGAAGAGGCAGCTAACCCCGAAGCCTTTAATAAAGTTAGCGAAGGAGAGACTTCTAAGCTCTCCACATTAATTCGGCAGTCCATTGATCTTGATCAGCAAGTCAAGGATGCCGAACAACATCTCAAAGATTTGCAATACCGAAAGAGAACTGTTGATGAGGAAGATATTCCTTCATTGATGGAGACTCTTGGTGTTCAAAGTCTTACAGTCGATGGCAACAAAGTAACTATTGATAAATTTGTGTCTGCAAGAATACCGGATGATAAGAAGGATGAAGCATATAATTTCATTCGTTCTATTGGCGAAGGAGACATAATTAAGAATGAAGTTGTTGTCGGTTTTGGTATGGGTCAAGACAATGTAGCGGGAGCCGTGGTTGATGATTTACGCAATCAAGGACTAAGCCCTGCACAAAAGACTCACATACATCCAATGACATTGAGAACGTGGGCGAAGAACCGAATAGAAAACAGTCAAGAAATTGATTTTGATTTATTCGGAATATATGTAGGCAATCGTGCAAAAATTAAGGGAGCAAAATAATGAGTAATACAGTCGCAGAAAAGAAGGCTACCGATGTAGCAGTTTCAGATCTTTCATCATTACTTGAGGAAGAGGCAGGAGCAGGATTAGAAAACTTTACTACGGAAGATATGCAAATACCTTTTATAAGGATACTACAAGCATTATCTCCACAATTAAATAAGCAGGACTCTATGTATATAAAGGGTGCTGAACAAGGAGATATCTTTAATACAGTTTCTCAAAGTGTCTATAAGTCTGATCAAGGTGTAATTGTTGTACCTTGTTTCTTTGAGAAGAAGTTCTTGGAGTTCGGTCTACGGTCATCTGGTGGTGGTTTTATAAGAGAACTAGCCTCTGATGATAGAGATATAGGTCTTACAACTCGTGAAGGTGCGGCAGAAATGTTGCCATCGGGTAATGAGTTAGTTAGAACTCATCAACATGTTATCATGGCTATGGATCCCGAAACTAGACAAGGTGTCCCTGCTATACTTGATATGAAGAAGACTCAGTTAAAAGTATCTCGTAGATGGAATACTGTAAAGAATGGTATTCGTTTACCTTCGGGTAAGCCTATGCCTTTATATGGTACTGCATGGAATATACAAACCATTGCAGAAAGTAATGATCAAGGTAGTTGGTACAATTATAAGATTGAACGAATTACTGAGGTAACAAAAGAAATAGAAACTATGATGCTAGAAGCTAGAACAATGTATCAAAGTTTTAGAAAAGGTGAAATCAAAACGGCTTCGGCACCTGCTGAAGAAATGCAAAATGCAAACAAGTCTGACGAAATACCGTTTTAATTAACTAGAGTCGTGACTAGTCCTCCAAGTCACGACTCTTTTTCTATGGAGTGAAGAGTGAATTTATCAGAAGAATTATTAGAAGCCTTTAAAGGTTTCAGTGGTGCTCATGGGCAAACGGATGTTTCTCAAGAACGTACCGCAGGAAAACAAAAAGCAAAATCATTTATAGTAAGAAACCCTCTTACATTAGAATTGATAGAAGGACACATCAGTGGCAAAAAAGGCATTGGTGCTATACCTATTAATGAAGAAAACAAGTGTAGGTTTGGTGCTTTAGATATTGATGAATACCCATTAGATCACAATAAATTAATAGATAAGCTAGAGGAATTAAAAGTTCCGTGTATCGTGTGCCGTAGTAAATCGGGTGGTGCACATATATTTTTCTTTTTTAAGGAGTGGATGAATGCAAGCGATTTTAGGGACAAAGCTGCGGAGATTTCTTCGGCACTTGGGCATGGTCGGTGCGAGATATTCCCAAAGCAAGAACAGATTCTTGTCGAAAGGGGGGATGTTGGTAACTTTATTAATCTTCCGTATTTTGATTCAGAACAAACTCTCCGCTATGCGATCCTCAAAAGAGGAGGAGATTATGTTGAGGCATCGTTATCGGAGTTCATTGAAGAGATACAAAAAGTAAAAGCCGTACCAAAGGATTTTTTAAAGCTTCCTATAGGTGGACCTGTTGAACTTTTACCTAATTATATACCTTGCTTGAGAACCAAGTTAGCTATTGGTGTATTTGAAGGAGAAAGAAATAGGACAGCTTTTCAGTTAGGAGTTTTCCTACAACGGCTTGATCCTGGTAATTGGAAAATTAAGTTTGAAGAACATAACATGAGTGACTTTCATCCTCCTTTATCAGCCTCCGAAGTCGTAGCAATACAGAATACATTAGAGAAAAAAGAATATCAGTATCTTTGTAAAGAAGAACCTATGGCTTCTCACTGTAATCAAGGTGTTTGTAGATCTATGAAACTTGGAATTGGTGCTACGTCAATGCCGGTAATTAGTGGGTTGTCTGTTATTTTATCTGAGCCTCGACTTTGGTTTGTGGATATTGGTGGACAAAGAATAGAGATAACAACTGAAGAACTACAAGCCCCTCGTTTATTTCAACGTGCTTGTATGGAACAACTGAAGATGATGCCTCCTAAATTAAAAGATTCTGATTGGGAAACAACAGTAAATAGTCTTATGGAAAAATGTAATGAGATACAAGTTCCGGAAGAGTTAACGTATAAAGGACAATTCTTTTCTATCCTTGAAGCTTATTGTACCGGAAGAATACAAGCCCAAACTTTTGAAGAAGTTATGTTAGGTAAACCATACACGGATACGGAAGAACAAAAAACTTTTTTTAGATTAGAGTCTTTGATGGAGTTTATGAGACAAAAGAAGTTTGATAGTTACACAAGAGCTCAAGTCCAAGAAAGAATTAAAGAAACAAATAATGGAGATAGTTCTTCTATTAGAAACTTTAGAACATCTTCGGGTACTTGGAAAAGTGTTAGGGTGTGGTCTATTCCAGAGTTTTCCTCAGAAGTTGAGGTAGGTAATATAGTTGTAGAGTCTGAAGAGGTGCCGTTTTGAACAAAGAAACAGTAATATTCGGACCACCAGGAACCGGAAAAACAACAACTTTAATTAACATTATTAAAGACAATATAAAAAAAGGTATGGATCCAACTAAGATAGCTTTTATGTCCTTTAGTCGTAAGGCAGCAACAGAAGCTAGAGATAGAGCGGTGTCAGAACTACAACTTGATGTAAATCAAATGATCTATTTTAGGACTTTACATTCATTAGCTTTTAGTTGGTTGGGTTTAGATAGTAGAAGAGTCTTTAAAGGATCAGATTATCATGAACTTGGTAGACTTGTTGGCTTAGAGTTTAGAAGTAATCCTACTGTTAGTATAGAAGAAGGACCTCTATTTCAAATAGGAGCAGGAGGAGATAAGTATTTATCTTTAATACAAATGGCTCGTGTTAGAGAAGTAAGCACTAATCAACAATTCAATGATTCTTGGGATAACACATTACATTGGCAACAAGTAAAAGTATTAGATAAAGCTTATAGAGATTATAAGAAAGCTAAGAATAAATTAGACTTTGTTGATATGATTGAACAGTTTAATATACAAGGAACTTGTCCTACATTTGATCTGTTAATAATTGATGAAGCACAAGATTTAGCACCTCTGCAATGGAGAATGGTTAAGGAGGTTTTAGTTCCTCATTCTAAAAAGGTTTACTACGCAGGAGATGACGATCAAGCCATCTACACTTGGATGGGTGTTAATGTAAATAGCTTTTTAGAAGCCTCTGAAGATAAGATATTTTTAGAAAAATCGTACCGTGTACCGAGTGTCGTGCATAATTTAACACAAAGTCTTATAAAGAAAGTTACAACCAGACAAAAAAAAGAATGGCAACCCACAAAAAAAGATGGATCTATTACATGGCATAGAGATATACTAGACGTAGACTTAACTGATGGCGAATGGTTGATCCTTGCTAGAACTAATTATATTACAAATAAAGTATGCGTCCGTCTTAAAGAAGAAGGTTATCTCTATTGGAGAGAAGGTATTGGTTGGTCTATTTCCCCGAATGTGCTTAATGGAATAGAGGTGTGGATAAAATTATGCAAAAACCAAAGCTTGTATACAGCAGATCTGAAGACTTTTGCGAAATTATTGAACCCCAATATTATCACGAAGTCTGGCAGAAAAACCCTATCTTCCTTAGATCCCGAACATCCTTATACTCTTCAAGAACTCATAGAGAAGTGCAGTTTGAACGTATCTCACGAAACTCCGTGGCAGAAAGTATTGAAAGTATCGGAGCAGGAAACTGCGTATATAACGTCAGTGAGGAGGAGAGGCGAGAGAATTCTGACGGGAACTCCGAGGATCCGGATATCGACCATTCATAAAGCCAAGGGTGGTGAAGCCGATAACGTAGCACTTTTACTTGACTCAACTAAAGCTTGCGTAGAAAGTCTTGACCAAGATTCTGAGACTAGAACTTTCTATGTCGGAGCAACTCGTGCTAAACAATCATTACACATAATAGAATCAACATCACAGTATAGGTTTAACATATGACAATATCAAATGAGCTAAAAGATAATATGAAACAAATAAAGCAGTTTGCTAAAAAAGATAGAGCATTCTTTTTAAAAGAAGCGGAAGGTTTAATTAATGGACCGAGAGCCAAGGAGTATGGACCAGCTAAAAAGAATCATAAAAGAATAGCTGATATATGGACTATACTTTTAGATAAAAAACTAAAAGAGCCAATCACTCCAGAAGAAGTTGTGGCTTGTATGATAGGTGTCAAGGTAGCAAGACTTGCTGAAGACATTAATAAAGACGATTCTTGGACAGACGTTATAGGTTATGCAGCTTTAGGTGGAGAAATTATAAATGACAAGTCGTGATCAATACCATTTTTTAGACCAGGATATAAAAGATATGTCTTGGGGTAATGTAGATTCTGATTGGACTCCACCACAAACCCTCCCTGATTTATCACAACACACTACTGTGTCTATTGACTTAGAAACAAAAGATTCTAATCTTTTGACTCTTGGTCCTGGTTGGACAAGAAAAGATGGTTATGTTATTGGAGTGGCAGTAGCAGCAGGAGATAGTGCTTGGTATTTCCCAATTGCACATAAATCTGGAAACATGTCTAAGAATGCCGTGTATAAATGGCTACAGAAATTATGTGATGATGAGAAGATAACGAAAGTATTTCATAATGCTTTGTATGACTTGGGTTGGTTAAGAGCCGAAGGAATAGAAGTTAAGGGTAAGATTATAGACACTATGATTGCTGCTCCTTTATTAGATGAAAATAGAAAGTGGTATAATCTAAACTCTCTTGCTCGTGATTACTTGGGGGAATTTAAAGATGAGAAGCTATTAAAATCAGCAGCTGAAGAATTTGGAGTGGATCCTAAGTCTGGTATGTGGCAGTTGCCTCCTAGATATGTAGGTAAGTATGCCGAGCAAGATGCTTTAATTACTTTAAAGCTTTGGGATAATTTAAGTAAGAAAATAACTCAACAAGAATGCTCAAGTATCTTTGAATTAGAAATTGATTTGCTTCCGGTGTTGTTTGAAATGAAAACAAAAGGTGTTCGTGTTGATGTAGAAAAAGCACATCAAACAAAAAAAGATTTAACTAAGATAGAAAAGTTACTTATACAAGAGATAGTCAAGGAAACTGGAATCACGGTTGAACCTTGGGTCGCCACATCGGTAGCAAAGGTCTTTGATGCTGTGAGTCTTCCGTATTCTCGCACAGAAAAGTCCGGGGCACCCATGTTTACAAAACAATTTCTTACAAATTGTAGTCATCCAATTGCACAAAAGATTGTAAAAATTAGAGAGATAAACAAAGCCAATACGACATTTGTTGATACTATTCTCGAGCATTCTCATAATGGTAGAATTCATTGCGACTTTCATTCCCTTCGTTCTGATGGTGGAGGTACTGTAACAGGTCGCTTTAGTTCAAGCAACCCCAATTTGCAGCAGATCCCTGCACGAGATCCTGAGATTAAGAAATTGATTCGTGG